GTGGAGCATCTTCCATACTAAACTTAGTCAAGCCATGCAACGAACCTTTAGAACCTCTACCATCTACAGTTCCTGATATATCATAACTGTCACAACCGAAAGCACCCATATGATCATTGCCAGGAAACTTTCTACCATTTTTTATAAGAACTCTATTTTGTTGATCTTTATTTGGCACCCATGAAACGTAAAACCTACCTTGATTACTTGGAACAAACATAACGCTTGTATCTTTAATCCCACCTTCCCACTGAAAATTACCCTGTGTAACAACGTTAGAGTGTTTTAAATCTTCATTGTAATCTATTTGTTCATAGATCTTTGTAAGATTAAACAGTGATTGTTTTGTTTCATCTCTGAATGCATGTTTCTCAGTACGTGGAAATTGTCTATACAATTCATTAAGTGCATCAGGATCGTCCTTAAGACCATCTACTTCATTTTCCCAGTGTTCTATTACACCTATTTCAATCGGGAAGCCATCAGGTCCCGTCTTTTTTTCTTTGGGTGTCTCAAAGACAGGTAATCCATAAGAATCAATGTATCCTTCGTAATTCCACTCCATAGGAATGAACAAGCTATATAATCCCGAGCTAGTCTGCCCATTGCGGTTTCTTCTGGTAACGTCTGAGTCATCATATAATTTTTTATAATTTCTACCTCCTTTATCTAAAGCATTTGACGTTGAACCCATCATACACTTACCTATAATTCTAGAACCTAATCGTAAACAAGTTTTTGTAACCCTCCAGTTATTTAATATATTGTCAGGTTTTTCCCACTTACCAGATTCATCGTGTACAAGTAGTTTTAATTTTTCACCATCATAACTGTTATCTCCTGTATTTTTCCAGTCAATAGTTGTATCTAACCCTTCTAGTTCTTCTAATTTCTCATTGCTATCTAATTTACGTCTTGTAAATCTACTAGCGGGAACTCTGTATGCAAGTTCTGTTTTTGGCCTATCCATACCGTCTTGTATAGGCTTGAAGAAAAACGGGTAGTTGACGGAAATGGGTACGATTTTATCGGTAAACATTTTCTTCGCATCAGCCCCTGATTTTGAAAGGACACCGTATCTAGCATCACTAGAGATAGTGGCAAGGTTGACTGTTTCGCCAGATGCCATGAATGAAAAACCAGACCGTCTGTTTTTGAGGTAGCACATTCCGTAGCAACGTGTATCTGCTTTACAAGCTTCCCAGAATATATAGAATAATCTGTTTGCTTCCCTAAAATCTGCTTGCCCAACATCAATCTTGGACCACTGCAAGTACATGTAATGAGTACCAGTAATATAAGTAGCTTTACCCTTGTTAATAAACCAATAACCTTCGTGGCGCCTGGCAAATTCTCTATCAATATATGCATACCATTTTTCTTTAAAATCATCTGGATACTGTTTCCAATCAAATATTGTTTTAATTTTTTTTAAAGCTTTAGGGTATTCGTGGGTTTGCCACTTATCAGCTTCAGTGAAAACTTCGTTTTCTTTTGGTAATGCTATTTTAAGGTTTTGTATTTCATATATCTCTCCAATCTGACCTGTTTTAGATATAACAATAACATCATGCTCTTTGTTATAACCATAATTCCACTTCTTAGATTTGTTTAATCTTTTTATTACATGTGGTTTTATGTGATCAATTACTTTATACAATGTTTGCTTGTACATTACTTAGATCTTCTTTCTGCAAAACCTCCAAAAGCTTGAGTTTTCTTTTCTTCTTTTGGTTTTTCGTTTAACATATCTTCTTCTTCTTTAATACGGTTAAGTATTTCAAAAGCATCAAATATAGCTAATTTTTTAGTTGCAGCAGCGTTTTTTAATCTATCAGCCGATATATCATCATCAGAATCAACTATAGCTTCTTTTGCCACCTTAATAAGTTCCTCAACTGCTATGTGCCCAGCTAGGATTATATTCTGTTTCGTTTCCTTGACGTTCATATTTAATTACAATATCATTTGATTTCATACAATAAAGACGCTTACCATCAACTACAAAGTCAAACTCACCAAACGGTGAATAACCTACAAGGTCTCCCTCGTTGATTCTTAATGCTTCTAATGAACTATTGCCATATTTTAATATACCAACAAGGCGTTCTTCTAAATTAGCATCTATATCGTCATTGTTATGAATTGGACTTATAAAGCATCTATCGCCAAAAGCTTTCCACTTTTCATCAGATTTATATAAATACACTTGATTTAATTGAACAAAATATAAACCATCTTTAAAATATGATCTACTGTTTTTTTCTTCACCACGTATATCGTAAAACCTTCTAAAAACATTATGATGTATCATAATTAAATCACCAGGTTTAACAGGTGTTTTGTATGCTTTTGGTGTTGCTATAACTCTAGCTATATTATTTACTGACTTAAAACTTTCTGACTGAGTGTTAATTATAAGGCTTTTGTCACCTACTTTAACTTCATTATTATATCGCTGGCCAGCAGGCTCAACGATAAAGTCAAATATACTTTTCATTTAGTATTCTAAATCATATTCAACGGAGATTGCCATGTTAGAGTTAAACTTTTTCCATGGCAATACCTCGTTGTTTTTTTTAATGTAAATGTTATAAGAATTATCTTCTGCATCAAAGAGTATATGAGATATAGTGTGACCTCCGTATACTGACTGAGTCAAAGAATAATGCATCGCATCAGTTTTATAATCAGAACCGATGCTGATCTTTCTAATAACAGATGACATTACTCCTTTTTGTCTTCTTCTTTTTCGATAGGAGTGTAAGTACCGTCTTCAAGATTAATGTTAATTGATCCGTACTCTTCTTCAAGTTCTTTTTTAAAGTCTTCAGTTTCTTTGTTTACTTCGTGAAACTTAGATAATACCGCGGTTTTTTGGGCTTCTAAAAATCCTACTTCATTTAACAATTTGTTTAATTCTTTTTGAAATCCTTGGATTTTTTCTAATTGGTCTTTTTTAATTTCCATTTTTAATTTAATTTAATTTAACTTAGTTATTTATGTATTAATATAGTTACAGGTTTTATTTATTTTTTAAATAAACTTGTAGCTTTTTCAGTTGTGCGTCCTCCAAAATATGCTAAAACAACAGCCATCATTACTTTTTCAAATGTGTCATTCCATAATTCACCTATGTGAAACGGTATAGACTCTACGCTGTCTAGTAATCCTGCTATTGAAAATATAACAATACACCACACTAAAACCATAGGGCGTACGTTTTTAGAAAGCCATGAATCTGACATTGAGTCGGCTTGCCATCTTGAGGTAACAGCTTCCATTTCTTTATTTTGTTGTTCAAATATAAGCTGTTGTAATTTTATTTTATCTTCACCACTTACATCAGATTTACCGATAGCAGCAATAGCTTCAGCAGGTGAAGTTACACCACTTAGTACACTACCTAACGCAGGGTTAACTAATGATGCAGCACCAAACAATAGTTTACCTACTGTTGTATCTTTAAATTTTTTCTTAGGATTAGACATATCTTTTAATTACCTTTCTTTCCTTTAAGAGTTAAAGATCCATCTTTTTCTTCTTTATATCTATATCCCTTTTTGTATTCACGTTTTCTTACTGGTCTATTAAGAACACCTTTAGGGTCATTCACTTTTCTATCTGTAAAATCATTTGCTTCTGCCGTTATGTTTTTACCATCAGAAGATTGGTTATCAGTGTTTTTGTTTTTAAGTCCATCTCCTTGGAATCGTTCTATATGTACTCTTCCTTTTTTAGGATCATCGCTATTCTGTAAAGGACTACTACATAAGCCAGATAAAGAATTTTTCATTTTATATGCCATAATTAACTTTTTTGATATGCTTCTTTTTCCCAAGGAAGATTTTTAGCGCCTTCCTGCATTTTTGCTCTTGAGTAACGTTTACCTCTCCAGTAAACATTGTTATCGTCATAATCCAAATCTCCTCGTTTCATTTGATCAATATGAACTTTCTCATGCCTGACAACGTCTTCAACTTGTTTTGGATCTTTAATATTTTTATTTATTAAAATACTTCCGTTTCTGTCTGCTTTTCCTAACACACCATCCTCTAAATCTACATTGTAAATTGGGGTGTTATCTATAACGTATGGTGGATTAATTTTAAAAGCCATTACTTTCCAGGGAATATTTTATTAAGTTTTTCTTTACGCTGTTGACAGCCACAGGGTATGTTTAAACCCTGTGACACTGAATCAACAACTTTTTTAATACCAGTTGCTTTAGTGAAATCTTCTATTCTATCACCTAAGCCTTTTGGTTTCATTACGCTAATGCTATAGCTGTAACTGTTAAACCAACTGGAATTTTAACTTTAGCTAAAACACCACCTGGGTTAGCAGTTAGTGCATAGTTAATGTTTTCTCTTAGTTTAACACCTAAAGTAGCTCCACCTGTGTAAGTAATAGAAGCTACATCACTACCAACACCACCAGCTAAATGATAGTTAACGTTAGTTGCGCTTGAAACTACTACTCCTAAGCATTTGTCACCACTTAATAAGATGTCTCCACCTTCAATACCCGCTCCTACGGATTTAATCGAAATAAATTTTGCCATAATAATTGTTTTTGTTTTTTGTTAATTGTTTGTTGTTTATTGATTGTTGTTATTTATTTTTATAAGGTCCGCTTATTTTAGCGGCTTGTTTAGTAGGTAGTTTACGCATGGTTTTAGTCATGGTAGCTTTTAATTTACCTTCTTTTTTCATTTTACCTTTAGGCTTATCAGTAGGGTTATCCATCATATTGTATGGGCTTGATCCATATTTTTTAGTATATTTTTTTTCTTTTCTTTCAAGCTTGTCTTCTACTTTACCTAATTTTTTACCATCAGTCCTACCCATATCAAAATCAGAATATAATTTTTTATGTTTATCTGAAAGTTTATTTATTTTACCTTTTAAT